TAACCTAATATACTGAATCTTAATGATTCCTCTTTTGTAGATAAGAAAGAATCACCAAATCTATGAGTATTGTTTAAAGTTAAACTTCTAACTCTAGCAGCATAAGATCCATTTGAACCTCTAGAAAATGCTCTAACTTCTGTGGATACACTACTATATCCAATACCTGTATTAGTGACTATTGCATCAATTACTTGACCATTTTCAATAACTGGACGAACTTTTGCACCTGCACCTGCACCTGTTGAAATAACTCTAATTTCAGGTAATGAGTTATATTCTCTACCTCTATTAACAACTGCAACATCAGTAATTTTACCGTTTACAATAATTGGTTTAAATTCTGCAAACTTACCATTTTCTATGGAAACTTTTGGTATTACTTCCTTATCAAGAGTTGTAGACCCATAATTTGTTCCTTCTTCATATAGATAACCACCGATTAATTCACCAGTAACAACAGGTGTTGCTACAATAGTACCTGTAATTGTTGAACCAAAAGAAACATCAACGTTAACTTTAATTTCAGGATAATTAAATATCTGGAATCCTTCACCTGATGAGGTAAAGTTAGCATATTTACCTCTATTATAATCAACAGTTGATGTTCCACCTATACCCGCATCTGCTAACTGGAATGTGTCATTTGTTAATTTTTTAATAATATAAGAAGTTGTAGTAGTTAATCCTTGTATTATTGTGGTTTCTGCGGAGTACTCTACAATTTCACCACTTTCAAATCCATGATTTTTAAAGGTTACAACATTTAATGATGTAGATATTCCTGTAGGTTTAACTCTTAATTTACGATGTGTATATCCTGAACCCTCCTCTAAAACTTTTATCGCAACTAATGTTTTCTTATTCTCTGTTCTAAACTTATGAATACCACTTGCTGCTGTATCGGTTGACAATCCAACAGTGTTTATACCTGCAGTTCCAAATAGAGCATCATTTCTACTATTAAATAATCTTACTGTTGAAGCATTTACAGACCTTACGAAGTAAGGAGCACCATCAGATAAAGTTCCATCAACTATATTTGCAGGGTCATATGCAGTTCCAATACCAATTGGTGAATTACCGTTTGAACCATAGTAAACAATTTCACCATTATCTAAATTATGTTCTGTTTTGAATGTTATAGTTTCATTGACGATATCTACACCACCGTTAAAAAATACATCTCTACTATCAAATTGTAATTCTCTATTTCTATCACCTAATATTGGTTGTAATAAACATCCACTTCCATTACCTCCAGTTAAAGAAATACTTGTGACAGATGCAATATCAAATTCTTGAGGGTCAACAAACACCTCTTTGACTGTTCCCTTAATTATTGGTTCAACAGCTGCACCAACTCCACTACTTGTTTCAATACCAACTATCGGAGGATTCGCTACATCATACCCACTTCCCCCATTTAATAAGTCAACTGACTCTAGAGGACCATAATATATTTGATTATCTGATATAGGTGAACGAATTTGAACACCGTTTATTAAAATGCCTATGTCACTTGTAGGTATATCTTGATTTGAACTTACAAATAAGTTCTGAGACAGAGGAATTTTTCTTAAAATTTTATCTGCTTCTAATGTTCTACTTTTATGTTTTTCTAAAACAAATCTATGAACATCAGATGTTGACGTTGTTGGTCCAACTTGAACTGTGCTTGCAGATCCAATCTGTGCTAAAGAATTGAAAATTCTAATTTTTGTAATATCTTGACCAGGTTGAGGTAATACAGGATCTACAAAATATGTTCTACCTGTATCCAGACCAACTAATGCTTCACCCTCTGGTAGATAAGTAACAGCATCACCTTGAATAAATTTTATATTTCTGCCTATATTAAAGTTAATAAAACTATATCGATCATTTAAAGGATTGAAACCGTCTAATCCAGAGGCAGTTCCACCTGTAAGAGTTTCTTCAACAATATCTGTTGTTATATCATAACTTGGTAGAGAGTTTGATGCAACGTATCCATCTGCATTACCATCAGTATAAACACTCAAAGTATCAGCAATAATATTATCATTTCCTTGTGCAATAGATACAGCTGAACTTGTTGCTTTTTCTATTTTTCTACGAATATCATATAATTGATTTGCGTCTTGAGTAAATCCAGCAATGTTAGATACTGTTATTTGATTTAATCCAGTGTTTATACTTGCAACTTGACCACTTCCAGCAATGACTTGTTCGTTCCTTTTTAGAATATCAAACCTATCACCAACTTTAAGTGATGATTTATCTATCGGTGTCCTTAATGTAAATGTTGAACCACCAATTGGTATATCAACTTGAAATCTTGAACTAGTGTTGTAAATCCAAGAGTTAGCAAATATTTGTTTATAATTTTCACTATCATTTTCAATTTTCTCACCAATGTTTTTAACGAAGAAATTTTCACCTTCATTAATTAAACTTATATCAGTAATTGGTACTAATTCAGATAGTACTCCAGTGATTCGTAAATCGATTCTTTTTGTTAAATCACCATTTTCATAACCAAAAATTGTTTCATTTGATCTAATATTATGTGCTGTTCCTAAACCAATGTTAATACCACTGCATCCAAAAAATTGATTAATTGATTTTGATGTATAATTTATTTCAGAATTAACACCACTTATAAGTGTTCCAGTAGTACCAAATCCAACAGTTGAGTCTACATTTATAATTGTAGAACCAGCAGGTGCTTGATCTAATATTTTTGTATTACCAGGAACATTAAAAACACCCTCAATTAAATCACGATCACTAAATCCAACAAACAATGCAATTTTATAATAATCTTTTCCTTCTCTCTTAAGAATTTCAACCTCTGATACTGACGCATTTGTTGAAGTATCAGTTGATTTGAATATTGTTTGACCTGTTAAGTTTTGTGGTTCACCAGTTGGTGTAATTAAATCCGCTACAACAACTTCACGACGTATAAACTCAGCATCAGATGGTTTAATTAAATTACCCTCTAAATCTAATACTCTTGATTCAACTCCATATAATACTTTAAATAAAATTCTTACTGATTCTTCAATACCTTTTGATTGATAGAATGAACGGGCGAACTTTGTAAAATTACCTACATCTAAATTATCTGCAAAATCGTTATTTTCTAAACCTGGTAAAAATGTTTTTTTTAATTTTTTAAAAAACTCCTGTATGAATAATACAGATAAGTTGGTTAAAGTTGAACCAGATGTATGAGATGATGCTGTTGTTTGATCAAATTTTAAACTCTCACGATTGATTTCAAGTAAAGAAGAAGAAACACCTACGTTATATCCTGTAATTCCACTAAAACCACGAATACATCCAGTAAAGGTAGTTGAAGTAATTCCAGTATAAGATATTATCTCATTATCAATTTTGATTAGTCCATATTCAGATGGAAAACCTTTGGTGCTAGGTACAGTAATAGTAGTATCAGTAGTTGATATTCCTGCAGAAATCGTTGTGACACCAACCACAACTTCAGGTACTAAATTATCAACTTTAAGATATTGATCAAAATTAGATATTAAGTCAGTAGCACCACCTTGAAACTCTTGTGAGATGTAATATTGTTTTAAAAACTCAGTTGCATTCGGAAAATCAGATACCACAAATTCTGGTAACTGATTCTCAATAATCGTATTGACCTTTATTCTTTTGTCAATATTTGACATAAATTATTTCCTCTCTAAATCTCCGTTAGAGTAACTAGATGTATAATAATCTCTTTGGAACACAACACCTGAAACATCTTCTCCTGAAGCAATTACATCCTTAATAGTATTTATTGTGCTTTTCGATACGTCAAAATTAAGATATAAATCTTTTAATCCAACAACATCATTTGATTCAGGAAATGCTTGAACTTCAATTATGTTATTATCACTTACAGTTGATGTTATATTAATTGTATTTAAGATTACTTCTCCTTTTTTATAATCAACCACACCAGCATCTTTGACAATAACTCTCTGCTCACCCCTATTATTTTTTATAACAACACTGAGTGTTCCCATATTGCTACCATCTAAACTACCAGAGGCAGTTTTATTTGGAACATCTGTAATATATGCAATATCATTGAATCCATTAATAGTAAATCCTGTGCTTTTAATATTATATCCTGCAGGATTGATATTAAACTTATTACCAAAGCAAAGTTCATATTGAGCAAACTGATTTAAAAGTGCCTTCAAATCTCTTCTTACAATAACCTTTGTGATGTTAGATGTAATACCATTGTCAACACGGTCAATTAAGGTATTGACTTTACTATATTTAAATCTACCACCAAACTTATTTAATTCAACATTTTTAGCATAGGAATTTAATGAGGATATGATAGAAGTTCTTAAGTCAGATGCTGAAGCAATTTGTGATGGATTATAATATGCAGTTGTATTTACCTCCACATATAGTATTTTTAAGTCAACTATTTCAGAGTTGATACCAGCGATAGCGTAGTTTTTTAATTTGTTTTTAATTTGAGATTTGTCAAAGTCTGATACAAAAGTACCATTTTTTGGTTTGATACTAATTTGAACTTTTCCAAATTGTGGTGGGTCTAATTCTTCTCCACCAACAACTGCAACAGACTCTGTTTGAGGAAATATTGTACCAATTATTGCTTCATAATCTCTTGGTGTAACTGCTCTGTATTGTGCTGAATAAAGTCTTGGAGCAAAATACTTAATAGACGATATATCCTCAACTTCAGCACCATTAGAAGCGTTTGAAACGGTGCTTACAGTAACACTATCAGAGGGTGTAAATATTGTTCCATCACTTTTTACAAAGGTTCCTTGAAAACTAAAATTAGATGCTCCGTTACCAGTCTCACCATCCGTTACGATATATTTGACAGTGATTGTTGAAGCATGCTCTAATTTACGTCCAAATAATCCATCACCAAATAATACTTCATATTTTTCATCTTGAACTTCTTGTGAAAGAAATATTTCTGAATTTTTATCAATATTTAAAATATTATCAACCATAGAATATTTTCTTCCGATGGTAACATCAGATGGTCCTGATACAAATACTCTGATTGTAGAACTATCGATGTTTGGACTATCAATTATAAATCTTTGATCTATTGATGTATCTACTCTATAAACTCTTTGAAGTGATGTACCCTCGTATATTGTAATTGGTTCATCAAACTGTGCAAATGATGTACCACCTATATCTCTAACTCTAGTTGATGTTACACTATCAGGTAGTGAAAATCGATATGTTGTATTTTCTGAAGCACCAACACATACGAGTCCTGATTGTAGTGTTAAAAACTTTGTAGTGCTATCATTTGTTGCACCTACGTTTATATCTGAAATTCTTATTTGTGCTGTTGCAGCGGTTTTTGAACGGGGTACATAACCAATATTTCTTGCAAGTGATATTACATTCTCTCTGATAGTTGCTGAATCTAAAAATGATTCGTTTGCTACTAAATTTGCATTAAATGAATTAATATAGGTATTATATGCTAATGTATCAAGTATAACTGAGAAGTTAGAACCCTCGAAATCAAAATCAGTGAAATTTGAATTTGAGCGAAGAAAATCTTTTATTTGTGCTTTGATTTCTGCAAAGTCTAAACTTGTAAACTGTGTAAAGGGCATTTATCTCGTTGGTTCTAAAATGAAGGAAAATGATTGTGTTGGTAAGTCTAGACCATTAATATCGAAAAATACAGTTACGTTGAATGTATTGTCATCAGGTAAAGCTTTGACAGTAGCACCAACATGACTAACTCTTGGTTCAAAATTACCTAACGTTTCACGAATCTGCTCTTCAATCATCATAACGTGAGTACGATCAAAGTTTTCAAATAAAGTATCACGAATATCTGTACCTATTAGGGAGTTAAAAAATCTCTCTGTCGGTATTGTTTCAACTAAATTTCTTACTGATCTTGTAACTGCTCGCTCATTTATGAGCACAGGAAGGTCTTTTGTCACTGGATGTGGTGAAAAAGACAAACTAATATCCTTAAATGCTCTTGATTTGCGTTGAATCGCCATTATTAATGCTTTTAGATTTATTTATACCCTATCTTGCAT